TTTTTTTTTTTTTTTAATGATACGGCGACCACCGAGATCTACACTCTTTCCCTACACGACGCTCTTCCGATCTGTACTTGACTGGCACCTGCGTTGGAGAACGATTCCAGGTTTCGTTGCATATCCACCAATTCGCCCAGACCGGGGAACCCGACCAACGGACCGCCGGAACCTTCCAGGCGGGAATCCAGGGCTTTTCGCATGTACCCCATTTCGTCGGAGTCAATGCGGGTGTTTTTGTCGTGGTAGAACTTCTGCCGCAATTCCGCATTCAGGCGGCTCGACTCTTCGTTGTCGTCAACGAGGAAGTCCACGCCGGCGGGAGCCAAGAAACCATGTTGACCGAACGCACCAAACTCACGGGTGGAGTATTGCTTGCGGAGTTGATCGTGAACGTACCATTCGTACTTGGCTTGATCCTTGGGAATCAAACCCTTGATGCTGGCGATAGCCTTGAGCATCGAGTATGGTTTGTCTTTGTTGATGGGGCCGGTCGTGAAATGGGTCATCGAACCGTTAGGCCGCTGAGTGGCGAGATCGGTCAAGCCCTTGTTGATGGCTTGAATGTCATCGGTCGCCTTGTTGAGCGTATCCGTCACGGTGGGCGTAACCGGGGTCGCAGTGTCAGACATTGATTAACTCCGGGCCTTTCGCCCGCACACCAAAACAGTCCAACATGACCACGTGTGCTAGTGGCACGTTCGAGAGGCTGTCGAGGCTGTGGAGCTAACCCGGAGCAGGGTCAGATTTGCTAAGCGGCTTTACCGGTCAGTCGAAATATCGTTGTCCGTAGTCCGCTAATCTCACTGGCAAACTTTGTCAACGCCTTAGCGTCACTGAACGCGGCTTGTTTCAATCCGCCGTTCTCTTGCTCAAGTTTACTTACCTTGTCCATCAGGTCGGAAAGTTGCTTCGTCATATCGTCGGCGTCATCGCAACCCTTACAGGCTTTTTCACCATGACCAGAGTAGCATTTCGACCAACACTTGTTGACCAACTTGCCGCACTTCTTGTACGTCGAAACGACTTCGGGATTTTCTACCTTACCCATCGCTTCGTTGATGTGGTCCATCATGGAGGCGAGATACTGAGCGCCGGCGGGCATGTCGGACGTGCCTTGGTCGGATTTATTCATCACCTCTGTCACCGCCGACTGGATGCGGGTGGCTTGTGAGGTAAGTGATTCCATGTTGTTCGCATTGATTCCCGGTTCAACGGCTTTTTCGACAACAGGTTCGGCGGTCTTGGTGACAAGTTCAGCGACTTGATCTTCGTTTTCGAGCGGTTCAACAACCGTGGTATCGTCAATCGGGTCAGACATAGTTTTCTCCAATGGCGTCCAGCCGAACGCCCACGCGGTCGGTGGAATCGTGTACGGCTCCAAGGCGGCTTTCAACATCAACTCAATCGGTTTTGATCCTGTCCCCGTCAGACCAAACCCCTTTTGCAGTTTCACCGTCAACGCATCGCGGTTACTGCCCACACCCACGGCGGAATACTCCACCAGTTCGGACCGCAACACATGGGCCGGAAGAGACATACCCACCGCACGTTGGGTGTTCGTGCGTGGGCGTTGTTCCAATGGCTTGACCCCAATCGACCACGCCCGGAGAATGCCCTCGGCATAGAGCGAGAAGATTGCACCCGCTACTGGGGTCTTTTGGGAAAAGTAAGTTGTTGCAACCAATCGGTCCGGGTCACGTAGTAGCTTGACCGTATATTCTCCGTTATGGTTTTCGGCTTTGCCCACAGGGAGAGCGAACACTGTCGGTTCGCTGCGGGGCCGGAAATGGTTGAAGAATACGACAGGGTTCCGTCGGTGTTCGGTGGTGTCGATGCCGGATGGTTCGATGATGTCCCCGTCGCGGTCCTCGTTAGCGGTGGACAGGACGGAAGTGACCGACATATTTTTGGTATCGACGCCGAGAATCTGCGACGTACCGGAGAACAGGGTATCTTTCGACAGTTTTGGTGTCAGATCATCCATCGGTGAACTATACTTCCCCGTTACCGTTCTTCAGTTTCTTCATTGCCCTATCGTAAATGGCGTTCACCGCTTTCCGGGCCAGCCCGATGTCCCGGCTGATCGCCTCGAACGTCAAGTCGCACGGATGACCAATCCCAAACCGGCGGACCACCACCATCCGCTCAATCTTGGATAACTTGTTGAGTTGTTCCCGCAACATGGTCTTTTGCATCTTGCTCACTCGCCGGCGACGTGACGGGTCAACGATATCCGTATCGTCGTTGAGTTCCTGAACACGTTCTCTGGTTTTCTTTTGGGCATACACATCGTCCCATAGGTAATTCCGCAACGCGGCCGAGACATAAGTACTGAACCTTCGCCCCCGGCGGTAATTGAACCGCACCATGCATTGAACCAACACCTGCCCGGCGGCACTTTGAAGCTGGTCACGGTCCACGTAGACGCATTGACGGCCGATACGATCCACCCACGACACCAACAACCAGAAGAATCGCTGCCCCACGAAGTCGCGGAGTTCTTTCAGTGTGGTTTGATACTCTTCGCCGATGACGCCTTTGGCTAATCCGTACTTGATGGCGTTCATCTGCCGGAATACTTGGACTTCAACTTCTTTGGGTAGCGGAGCGTCGGGGTGTAGGAAGTCGTTAAGGTTGGGGATAGGCGACAGGAAACGGGCTAGGTTACGTCCTAGATGAAAAGCCGACTCGTGCCAGTAAGTACCGGTCCAGCGGGTCATTAGTCGTGGTTCGCATATCCGTTGCGTTGAGGCGGCAACCATGCTTTGGTGTCCTTGAGACGATTGGAGCGTTCCGGTTTATCTTCCATGCCCGGCGGCTGACCGCCAGGAATATCCGCCCACGGTTCCTTGATCGGGTCCAGCCCGCGTATCTTGCGAGCCTCATTGACCGTCATAATCCCGTGCGACATGTTCACGTCTAAATCTTCGTTGAGTTGTTTCGGCGACGTAGGAGTATGATCCGTCCAGAACAACACCGCTCGCGGATCGAATCGTTTGGCGAGTTTCTCCGTCAACACCTGCCCGGTCCACGTACACAACGGGTTCATCGTGTACCGATGGAATGCCAATGTCGATTCGTCGTAGTTCTCATGCGTAGCACCGCCCACGATCATGGCAACGGTGTAGGGAACACCGAACAGAGCTAACACCATGTCACGGATTTGGTTCGATGAGTTGATAAAGTCCATTTCGTGCGGAGTAGGTACGGCGGCTTGATGCTGAACACCGGGGGGAAGGATGACTAAACGGCGGTAGTTGTTCTCGCCGATCATCCGGGCTTCGACTTTTTCGTAGATACGTTCTAGCACGTCCTGCGTTGGGTCCAGGTACTTATCACCGTCCAGCGTGAGAATCATCGACGGCATCGTGGATTGCTTGAATGCGAACAGACGCCCGCGGTCAATCGAATACTGCGAGTCAATCCAGTGTGAACCGGCCCCTAACGTTGAGAATCCGTCCCGCATATCGAGCGGGTTCGGATCGGAGAAGTGAATCATGTCCTCGGCGGGAATGTGAAACTGCCGACCGGAGCGATAGGTTCTGACCGTGTACCCATCGACCCACTTACCCGACCCGGAATACTCCGGCGTCACCCACGGACTAGGAATCACCCATATCTCAGCGGGCAACCCAAACCCATTGGGCGGACACCACCAATACGAATTGCCCGTCAAACACTTGAACAAAACATGCTGGAACCAGAGATCGTAACTAACATGCGGTTCGTTCGGATTCGCTAACAGGCGGACCAGCGGATGATACGGGTCCAGATGTTCAATATCCGCGTTACCCTGGGCGGCATTGGCCGACAGGGATTTCTGTTTAATCCATTGGCTGACGGATTTGGATGATTCGCCTTCGCCGGCGGACCGGACGAGTCCAGCGATGGGTGGATGAACAGCGAGTTGGTTCGCAATCGCTCGGACAGCGACAAACGCCCAACTGCGGTAATGACGTACTTGCTCGTGGCGGTCCCCGGTCCATCCGGCTTGTGTGGATGTACCATGACCACCGAGAGCATCGACAAGTGTGCGCTGACTAGGGGAAGAGGCGGTGGTCCGTAAGTTGAATGCCTTACTGACTAACCGTTTGGCGCGACTCCAGAGAGTCGCCAAGTTGTGTTCCCTCCTGGACTACACTAATTTTACCATTGTTGGCGGGAATCGGTTCCAACCGATACCGTTCGATGATCCACGCGGCGAAACAAAACACCGTCAATCGTTCATCGTAGGTCAACGGTTGCGACTTGCCAGCTTCGATCCTGGCACGGTGAGAGACTAGGAATCCGTCAACGATGGTGTCGTAACCGATCATACCGCTACTCCAAACGTCCATAGATGCGGACCGGATACTTCATTCATGGCAGCCGACGCCGCATCGACTTGATCATCGTGGGGGCCAAACGGGAACCCTTCAAGCTCGTCAAGGAAAGTCGTCACCCATTGTGCCCGTTTGACAAACACATTACCATTTTCCGCTGCCGCTGAAAACGGTCTGGCCCTCTCCTCTTTCGGCCCCGACGATTTGTTACCCTTGTAATCATATCCGATCAGCACCGTTCTTGCGTAGTGGTCTATCACCGCCACGCCGCTTGCCCCCGGCTCCTGTTCCATCCGTATTCCCACGCCTTTACCATCCTCTTCGGCGGTCCGCTTGACCAACGATTCTACCTCCATCGGTGTCCCGCGTATCCGGCGAATGTCGATGATGTAAAACTGCCCCTCTTCCGTCCGGCCGATCTTACACCCCACCGTCCAGTCAGGATCGTCCCCTAACTTCTTCGGAACGCTGGCGGCTAAGTCCCAAAACCGGACCACCCGCCTGAACTTCTCCGGCACGTTGTCCACGATCTTGAACCACGACCGCCGAAACATCAACCCGCCGTCGTCGATGAACTCCCCGTACAACTCCTGGCGGGCCAAGTTGCTTGACTCACCGTATTGCTGTTTGATTGTCTCAAAGAACTCCGGTGGCAAGAACGGGTTTTCAAAACTCCGGGCCGTTATCAAGGCGGTATCCGGCCTTCCAGTTCCGAACACGTCATACGTCCAGTGCTGTTTCCCCCGTGGCGTAAACGTGGCGGTCAAGAACCCAAACTCCCCGCCTTCCCGCAACGTCGGGATCAACAGGTCATACACCGCCTTATCCGTGATACTCGCTTCATCGACCCATGCCCCGCTGAGATTAGGCGAGTATCACGGATAAGGCGGTGTATGACCAGATCGGAAGAGCACACGTCTGAA